AGCTGTCGGTAAGAAAGGTGAACAGTTAGTTAAATATTATTATGAATCCCAACTAGATGAAGGTAAGACTAAGTTTATCGTTAGGGATGCAAAAGAAGAAGAACAGAAAAAAGGGGCAGACTTATTTATAATTAACAATGAACTTGGTCTTAGGTATGTAGAAGTAAAAACTGACACCAGGGCGGAGGAGACAGGGAATGTAGCACTAGAAGTACAAGTTGTGTATGGGGATACAGATAAGCGTATAGGATGTGCATTAAAAACATTCCCTGACTTTCTCTTCTACTGGATATACCCAACCAACGAACTTCTTTACTGGAATCCTGATGAGCTAGTTCCATACATTATGGACTGGCTTATAGAAGGCAAATACAAGATAGTAAATGCAGAAAATAAAAATTTTTTTTCACGCTCTTTGATAGTGCCTATAGAGGACTTACGAGCTACAGGGGTCATACACTCAATAAGCGTAAGTTATCATCTTTTAGAAAAAGTGGAGACAAGCTAGGTAAAGGAGGAAAACCTAGCCCATCTCCTCTATAATTATATAATGAGAGAAATCACAAAGTGTAAACTTTGTAACAAGGACTATGAGTTAACACAAACTTTTAAGAAATGTGTTAATCTAGGTTGTACACAATACAATAAACGGATTAGGAGAAATAATGCCAGTAAGCAAAAAAGGTATGAAAAAAAGATACGGGGCGAAGAAGAAGAGTAAAAAATATTCTAAGCTCTAATGGGTAAAAAAATTAAAACAAGGAGGAATATCTTTAGTAGCCCACAGCTACTTAAAGAATGGTCAATGGACCTTGCCGAAGCATGCGGTAGTGTTCTTATACAAAAGAAACCTAATGTGTCTAAAATAGATGCTTTAGTAGAAAAGTTTGTTATTGACTATAATGCAAATATGGAGATGATAAAAAATGGCGAAGAAGAAACCAGCTAGAAAACCTATTAATGCTAAAACTAAAGCTACGCTTCAAAAGAAGGCTGCGAATAGTAAGTATACATATGGGCAACTGGCACAAGTATACAGGCGTGGACAAGGTGCGTATCTTTCTTCGGGAAGTAAGTCAGCTTCTATGGCAGCTTGGGCTATGGGTAGAGTTAACTCTTTTATTAGGGGTGGTCATTCTCAAGACAATGATATAAAGAAAAAAGGTAAATCTAGTGCCAAAAAGAAAAAAAAGTAAACGCAAAGTTCCTTACGAAAAAGGTGTACCTTCTAAGTATTTAAAGAATAAAAAAAATCCTAAATCTAAAGTTGCAGCAGAAATTAAAAGAACTGCTAAAGCTTATAAAGAAGGTAGGTATATAGACTTAAAAGCTGTGCAGAAAAGCAGAGCAGTTAGGAAGAAAAAATAATGGCAATAACATACAGAGGTGAAAAGTTTAGTGGTTATAACAAACCAAAGCGTACACCTAAGCATCCTAGTAAATCACATGCTGTATTAGCTAAAGAAGGTGGCAAAGTCAAACTTATTAGGTTTGGACAGCAAGGTGTATCAGGTGCTGGTAAAAATCCTAGTAGTGCTAAAGAAAAGGCAAGAAGAAAATCTTTTAAAAAAAGACACGCTAAAAATATTAAAAAAGGAAAAATGTCAGCAGCCTATTGGGCTAATAAAACAAAATGGTAAAAAATATAGTTTGTATTGCACCTGACTGCGATGCACAACTTCCTGAAGGTAAAACAAAATATTGTAGTGATACCTGCTATAAAAGAATATCTCAGAGAATACATAGAGCAAAGAAAAAAGGTGAGACATACGAATTACCTGTTAAAGAAATAAACCAACCTAAGTCTGCAACTGTTAGGCGTGGTTCTTTGTATGACAAGTTTAGAAACCAAGGCTATGCATCAGAATTAATTAGAGATGTAATTACAAGACAAGAAGTAGCAGATGCACTAGGTTGTACTGCAGGTCATGTAGCTAGAATGTTAGCTGCATATAGAGAAGATTTAGAAAAAGATATACAAGCAGAAAATTGGGAAGTATCTGATGATGCTAAACAATCACTAGAAGATTTTAAAAACTTTAGAGATAGATACTTTCTTACAGAACAAGGTGTACCTTTTGAAACAGCAGACTTTCACAATAACTGGATAAAATCAATTAACAAAGCTTTACTTAATGGTGGACAACAAATGATACTTAGTCCGCCTAGACACGGCAAAACAGAATTGTTAATACATTTTGTTATATGGCTTATATGCAGAAACCCTAACATCAGAGTTATGTGGGTAGGTGGTAATGAAGATATTGCTATGAACTCTGTTATGTCTGTTATGGATACATTAGACAGTAACGAAAAACTTAAAGAAGATTTTTGTGGACCTGGTGGTTCTTTTAAACCTGCAACTAGAGCAGGTAAAATGTGGTCAAGAAATGGGTTTACAGTATCTACAAGAACAGTATCAGGTATAAAGTCACCTACAATGATAGGTATAGGTAGGGGCGGTAAAATTCTATCTCGTGACTGTGACATAATTATTGCAGATGACATTGAAGACCACAGCTCTACTATGCAACCTGCATCAAGAAACAATACAAAGAACTGGTGGACTACAACATTAGGCAGTCGTAAAGAGGAACATACAGCTATGGTGCTTATAGGTTCAAGACAGCACCCTGATGATTTGTATTCTGCGTTGTTAGAAAACGAAGCATGGGAAACAATAGTAGAAGAAGCACACGATTCTATGTGTATGAAACCTGAACTAGAAGAAGATGACCATACTGATTGTATGTTATGGGAAGGCAAAAGAACTTTTAAATGGTTAATGAATAGAAAAAGAGACTCTATGACTACTGGTGGTCTTAAGAACTTTGAAATGGTGTATCTTAACAAAGCAATGAGTGAAGCAGCTAGATTGTTTAATCCTGAACAAATAGCTAAATGTTACGATATAAATATGCCATTAGGCACAATTCCTAGTGGTTCTTACTTAGTTGCTGGTTTAGACCCTGCTGCAACAGGATATCAAGCAGGTTTCTTATGGGCAGTAGAAACAACAAGTAGTGATATAAAACTTACAATGGTTGATTTAGACAACCACTTAGGTGGTGGACTAGATGAAGCATTTGAGTTAATTAAGAAGTGGTGGGATATGTATGGTTGTTACCACTGGGTAATTGAAGAGAATGGTTTTCAGAAAGCTATTAGACAAGACAAAACAATAAAACAGTTTTGTAATGTGCAAGGTATAAAGCTAGAAGGACACGAAACCCATAAAAACAAATGGGATGATAGATTTGGTGTTACTTCTCTTGCACCTATGTTTAATGACCAAATGATTACATTGCCATACTTAGATGCTGAAGCACAACAAAAGACAACACAGTACACTAAACAGCTAACATACTTTGCTTCTAAAGGAAGTGGCGGCAAAGGATACAAGAGTGACATTGTGATGGCAAGTTGGTTTCCTATGAAAGTAGTTAGAACCTTGACAAAATTAACTTATGCTGATATGGGAATTGAGTACACTCCTAGCTTTGATGGTTATAATAGTGTACAATGGAACGAAACACCTTGGAGTTAAATGAAGCCGCAAGAAATAATTGAACGAGCATCTTATCTTAAAAGGATGCATGATGATGCACTTATAGACAGAAGTAGATTTAGAGCAATTTTAAATGGTGGAGAAGATGGTATACGACAATTACTTGGTCCAGGACTAGATAATAACGAATCACACACTATACCTGCACCTAACTTGCTTTTATCTGCATTAGATAGATTGTCACAAAAAATAGGTAAAGTACCTAGTCTTGATGTTCATATAACAAATGCAAGGGATAGTCAAAGAAATAAAACTAAAAAAGACAAACTAGAAAGAATTATTACTGCATACGATAAGATGCAACAATTAGAATTACAATTACCACAAGTAGCTAGATGGTTACCGGGTTATGGTTTTGTAGTATGGGTTATTACTTCTAAGCCTGATGCAAATGGAAATATGTATCCTTGTGCTGAATTAAGAAATCCATATGATTGTTTCCCTGGATATATGGGAAATATGCAAAGCCCTAGTGAATTAGCAATAATACAAAAAGTTCCTATAAGAAAACTTATAGATATGTATCCTGAGTTAAAAGCATACTTTGAAACTAAAGATTCAGAAGATACATCATATGACTCATACAACCTAAGATATACCGATGATGGTAGCTGGGAGAACTCTGATGAAAACGGAGATGTAATTTTAGAGTATATGAACGAAGAAGGAACTTATGTTGTACATGTTGCTTCTAAGAAAATAGTAGATTTTGTTCCTAATCCACTTAAATCAGGTCCTTCGTTTGTTATAGCTAAAAGATTTAGCTTTGACAGATTACAAGGACAGTTTGACCAAGTTGTAGGTTTAATGGCTGCTATGGCAAAAATAAACATATTGTCAGTTATTGCTATGGAAGATGCTGTATTTACAGAAACAAACATAGTAGGAGAAATAGAATCAGGTCAATATAGAAAAGGTAGAAATGCTATAAACTATTTGACACCAGGTTCACAAGTAGTCAAGCCTACAACAAACTTACCATATCAGTTGTTTGAAGCTGTAGGTAGATTAGAAAGACAATTAAGAGTAGTTGCAGGATATCCTGTACAGGATGATGCTATATCTCCTAACTCTTTTGTAACTGGTAGAGGATTAGAAGAATTAGAGTCAGGTGTTGGTGCAATGGTAAATGAATACCATACTGTGCTTGAGTATGCTTTACAAGAGATAGATGCTAAAAGATTAGAACTTGATGAGGTATTGTTTGCTAATAAAAGAAAACCTATATCAGGTACATACAAAGGTGCATCCTTTTCTGAAAGTTACACACCTTCATCAGACATAGATAAGAATTATGTAACTAAAAGAAAATATGGTGCTATGGCTTCTTTCGATGCACCTAATAAAATTATTACTGGTTTACAACTTTTACAAGCGGGTATCATAGATAGAGAGACTATGCAACAAGAAATGGATGGTTTAGAAAATCTTACTCAGATTAATGAAAGAATTACTAAACAAAGAACCGAGGAGATATTATACCAGATGTTGTTACAAAATTCCCAACAGGGTGACAAATCTGCAATGATGGCAGTAGTAGAAATATATAACAATCCAAAACAAATGGGAAATATATTAGAGAAATACTTTACTGCACAAGGTGATGAGCCAAGTCCTGAAGAACAAGCATTGATGCAAATGTCACAACAAGGACAAGCTCCAGCTCCACAAGGTCCACCTAACTTAGCAGCATTGCTAGGAGGTGCAAGTGCCTGACATTAATCAAGAGTTTGCAAAAATTATTGCACAGAATTACACAGCAGAAGAACAACCTATGTGGGAAGCATCATCAGAAAAACTTATTAATAATCGTGTATTTGATATTGGACAAGTAATTGACATTATGACTATTGCATACATACCTATGGTAGGAAGAATAGACATACTGATTGTTCCTGATGATTTTGATTATGGAGAAGATTATGGCACGACAAGCTAAAAGAAGATATATTTCAGAGTCTTATGGTGACAGTCAAGAGTTATCAGAACAACAAGATGCTGCTGAAATGTTTGCACAAGAAGAACAAAGGTTAGCACCACAACCTGTAGCACCGCCTAGAGTAGATGCTTTACCTTTAAATAGACCAACAGAAAGACCATTTGAATCTGTTACAGCTAATAACTTAAATCAATTTGGTACTGGGTTACAAATGGATAGAAACTTTCTACTAAGTCAAATGTATGCAGTTCTACCTAGCTCAGACATATTAGCGTTAATGGATGATGGAGTTAGTTAATGGCATGGGAGTGGGGTTTTACATCACCATATCAAGATGCCCTTGATACGGAATTTGTCAGACAAAGAAAACAACAAGCACAAGAATTAAGAAATTACTTTGCTAATAATGAAGTAGCACAAAATCTAGTAGGTATTGCTAATAAGTATGGGTTTCTACCTACAGATGTTCAAGTAGCAGGTGCTATGGTAGGTCTTACTCAAGACAGTCCTGAGTTTACATCTATTATTGATTCCTACTTAGATAAAGAAAGAAGTTGGTGGGAAAGCATTAAGGCATCAGGTAGAGGTGCAATTAGAGGTGCATTTGTTGGTATGGAATCTGCTAGCCAGTTTGTAAAACGATTTGGTACAGCAGGTATGAGATATTACTCAAAGAAACAACAGAACCCATTGTTATTTTTTTCAGGCATAGGTACTGCATTAGCAGTAATTAATCCTGATTACCATACAGAATTAAAAAATGTTATGGAAGAAACAGGACCTACACTTGCAGGTAGAGCATTTGAAGAGATTAGAAAAGGTAATAAAGTTAATCTAGGTGAAGGTTACTTTGGAAACTCTACACTTGCAGAAGACACAGATGTATATAAAGAGTTAGTTGGTAGAGGTGCTGACCCTGATGAAGTTAGAGAAGCATTACAAAAAGAATTAGGCACACCATTATCACAACCAACAATACAAGACAGAGAATCTGCTGCACTTAGTTATCAAGGTAGAAAAGGTACAGTTAAGTTATCTCCTGGTCGTGTAGCTGCAGTAGAAATATTTGAACCTGGCAGTAGAGCATTTAAGTTTATGTCAGGTGTCATTGATGGTGCATATACTATATTTACAGACCCTACAACATATCTTGGTTTAGGTTTGTCTAGAGCTGGTAAAGCTGCTAGGACATTTACACCTAACAATAAACCTGGTCTAATAAATAAAGCTGTTAGAGCTACAGTTAATCAACCTGCTGCTAGAGACTTCTATCAATCACAAGTAGGTATTGATATTGCAGAAATGTTTTCTAAAGCAAATACATATGACCAAGTAGATGTTCTTACTAAAGGTCAATTAAGAAACTTACCTGATGGTGCAAGTATTGCTAAAAGACTAAGAGATACTGACAATGTATCAGAGATACAAGAGATACTTATAAACACAACTAAAGATAATTTAAGATTTCAAAATAGATTAGATGCAAACTCTTTAGTCTTTAAAGGTAAAGTATCTAGAGCTGCTGCTAAAGCATACTATGGTGGTGAGTTTGCTGCTGGTGGTTTTAAGACAGCAATGAAACTAAACAATGCAGATAGCAAATGGGGTAGGTTATTTCAACAATTCCCTGCACCAAAACTAAATGCTAATGATTTAAATACAACTTTCTTTGAATTAAAAGACTGGATGCGTTTTGCAAAAGTAGATGATGAGGTTGCATTTAAAGCATTAGATAGAATAGCAGATGCTATTGATGATGATGATTTATTAAAAATGGCAGATATGCCTTTAGACCCTACACAACAGTTTGACCCAAGACCTGCAAACCTAGCTAAGTTAACATTAGTATTAGATGTTCTTGGTGGTGATGATGGTGTGTTTACACACATAGCAACAAAGTTTGATGCTCTAGATTTACCACCTGAACTTAGCAAAGGTATTAGAAAGTTTATGGGTGCTGTTGATGAAACTAGAAAATACTTTAGAACTAATTTATCAGAAGAGTTTTGGCAAGGACAAAAGCTTGACATTATAGATAGTCAAGGTAATGCAATACTGTCACAACAGTTTGAATTAAATAAAGCATTAGAGATTATAGAGAGAGTAGCTGAAAGAGCTGGTGTAAAAAAAGTAGAAGTAGGTGGTAGAAGAAGATTAATTAGAGATGCTAGGACAGACTTAGAAAAGTTTATAGATGATGCACCTGGCACAGGAACTATTATTAAAGGTGGTGCAAGAACTGCAGATGATGGATTTGAAGTATCTTCTGCAGGTGATGATTTAGGTAAACAGTTCTCAGCACTCAATGCTAAGTTTGCAGATGGAGATACTGTAGAACTTAAGTGGGCTAAAGCTAAAGGTTACTCAACTATTAAGGCTGCAAAGAACAATGAAGCTGTAGATGCTAGTGGTAGGTTAATAGAAAACTTTCCTTACTACGAAGAGTATTTAAAAATATGGAATGCATGGGCTGATGAAAACCCTGACCTTATACAAGAGTTAGCTGTCAAAGCTCAAGGTAAAACATTAACAGATAAGTTTGCTAAAACAGATAACAATCAAGCTAGAGCATTAGCTGATATTATAAATAAAAAATTTGGTAAAGGAAACATTAATGACATAAGAGCAGAAGGTAATCCTATATCTATGGTTTATAAAGTACCTAAAAGAGGTACACCATTTTCTAATAAAGATACAACCACTATGGAACTTATACTCCAAGGTAAAAGAACTTCTACTTCTAGAACTCTTGCTGGCTATGGAGATAATGCTCCTGAAGTAGGGCAGATAAGATTGTTTACAGATAAACAAGGTAGAAAAGCTATGGTAAGAATTACCAAAGTAGAACTTATAGATAGAGATTTATTTACTAACCCTGATAAAGAAGCTTTAGCTAGAGAGATTGCAAAGAAAGAAGGATATACCTTTGAGTTTTACAAAGAAAGAGTTGGTAATAAAATTTCTAAAACAAATTGGGTTCGTATTGAATATGAACTTGCAGGACCAAACAATGTTATTAATGACTTAAAAGATGTGGCAAGTATGAATGCACTCAAAGATGATTTCTTAGAACAAGTAATGCCTGAAGCTACTATTGACAGACTTGACCCTGAGATGGAAGTCTTAGTAAAAGAACTTAACAGTGGTGGTCAAGAAGGTATAGACTTCTTAGGGTTACAAGTAGCAGATGAATTAGGAATACCTACTGGTGGTGTTGGTATGCCTGGTCTTACACAAAAAACATTAAAAGATGGTAGATACGATGGCAACGCAGGACAACTTCTTAAATACAATGTAGAAGATTCTATTGATATGGCTATAGAAGAAACAAAAAATCAATTAGCTAAGTTATCAGATAAGATATTAAGAAATCAAGCAGGTGCTAGATATTTAGATTCTCCTAACATGGAAAAATATTTAAATACATCTGAGATAAAAAGATTTATGCAATTATCTAGAGATAGAGAAATATTAAGAGCTAAAGGTAAAGAGTTAAGTACAACAGATTTAAATGATTTAAAAGCGTTAGATATTAAAAGGCGTGGTGGTTTAAAAAACTTTAAAAAAGGTGAAGACTCGCAAAAAGCTATTAATGATTTTCTTGCTTCTGTAAAAACTAATGGTGGTACTCAATCAGTATTAGATAGGTCGTGGAGATTAGAAGATGAAATATTAGCTTTACAAAATAAAATAAAACAAGCTAAAGAAAATTTGCTAGAAAAAGGTGTATTGCCTGACAACCCTACTGATGTTCAAATACAAACTTTACTTAAAAATGCAGAGATTGCAGATACTGCTTTACAAAAAATAAATGTAAAGCTAGAAGGTAAAAACTTTAGAGGACAAACTCAAGAAGGTAAGCGTATTAGGGAAAGGTCAGTACCAAGTAAAGAACTTGAAGGGTTATTAAATCCTAACAAAACAATACAAGAATCTTTAGATGAACTTAAATTTAAAAGAAAAGCTTTAGACTTTTTAACTAACAAATCTGTTGTTTATAAAATGGAAGGTTCAGATATGGTAGTTGTTAGATATCTAAAAGGACAAACCGATAATGGTATGAATCCTGAACTTAATACACCGCTAAAACTTAAAGAATTTTTTCAAAAAGAATATGGTTATACAGGAGAGATAAGAAAAATAGTTAGAGAAATTGATTATGATGATTTTGATATTCAAGGGTATAAAGATTATGTAGATGAAGGCGGAGACCTTATAGCTAGCTTACAAGTTAAATTAAATAAAACTAAAGAACAGTGGAATAAAATGGAAGCTATTAAAGGCTATCAAGGTAATGATGCAGATAGGTATCTTGAATTAACGGATACTTTAAGAGAGTTAGAGTTAGGTGATTTAGGTGGTATAAAACCAAAAGCAGGTCACTACAGAATAAGAACTGAAGCTAATGTAAATAACACAGATGTAACCATAGTTGCATTTAGTAAAAAAAATATTTTAAAAGATACAGGAACAGCTAAAACAATATTTTATGCATCTAGAAATAAATGGATGGGTGATGATTGGAAAGATATAATAAAACAAAATATTGATAAGTATGAAACTGGTGTTTTTCCTAATACTAAAAATAAACCTCTTATACTAATTAACTTAGACAATCCGCAACTAACAGATGATTTTATTTTAGAAGCACAGAACTTTTTAAAAGGTAAAAAGGTTAATATTGCAGGACCAAGCTCTTATAAAAACAAAGAAGTATTAGAACAAGTATTAAGACCATTATTTGTTAGAAGTAAAACACCTTTAAAGAAAACTAAAAAGGGTGCAAAGATGATTGACAATGCAAGAGTTACACCACAACAGATACTTAGTTTCTTTGAAGATAAAGTACAGAACTATGAGACTATGGACAGAATTAGCTCTGAGCTGTTCAAGGAAGCTCAGATAGAGGACATAGCTAAGATTAAGGGAAGACCTACCGCACAGCTAATTGCAGAGTATCTAGGAACAGATGCTATACCAATGCCTGATGCAAGGTTGTTCTTAAGAGTATATTCTCCTGCTAGAGAGTTTTGGATGAGGGCTTCAGGTAAAGGTAAATTAATACCTAAGAGACTTGCAGGACTACAGGGTGATGAGATTATTGCATCAGATTTTGAAAAAGAACTAGCTAAACCTGTTGCTAGATTATACGAACTTACAACTAAAGACAAAAAAACTAAAACAGAAACTGCAGAACTGTTTGTAAGAAATGCTAGAAGAAGATTTAAATTAACTAAGAACGAGGAAGATAAAGTTGTTAGAGAACTTACTGCAGGTTATTTAAATACTCTTGGTGACTACTACATGAACAAAGCTTGGAAGCCAGCAATACTTCTTAGAGCTGCTTGGACATCTAGGGTTGTAGGTGAAGAGCAGATTCGTATGTGGCAAGATAACCTTGACAATGTATTTAGTCATCCATTATCTGCGTTTGCTTGGATTATGGGTAAAGATAAAAGAAGACTTGCACATAAGTTTAGAGGATATGATGAAGATGATTTTGCAGAGAGATTAATTGCTAAAGGTGTATATGACATAAAAGGTGACACTATAGGAGATAGTATTGCACATGGTGCTGCTATGACTAAGACACATGGTGGTGTGCTAGACCCAACTGTATTAACTAGAAAAGGTTCATTTTTAGAAGTAAATAAAACAGATGATGCTTTCTATGGTGGTGGTGCTGCAGAGGTTATACAGCTAGGTGATGACCCTATAGCTGCAGAGATAGCATTTAGACTTACAGGATTTAACGGAACATTTAGAGGTGAGTTAATCTCTATGAAGAAGTTTACACCTGGCATTGTGAAAAACAATCCTAATAAAATCTTTGTCTTTGGTGATAACTTGGCTAGAACAGGTAAAGCAGGTCAAGCTATAATAAGAGATGAGCCTAATGTTATAGGTGTTCCTACAAAGATATCTCCTAGAAAGTTTTTTAGTGATGATAACTTTGATGAAGCAGTAGAAGCAATAGATGAAGCATTCTTAAAAATAGATGAAGCAAGAGGTCTTGGTAAAGTAGTCGTGTTACCTGAAGATGGTTTAGGTACAGGTCTTGCACAACTAGAAGAGAAAGCTCCAAGAATAAATAACTACTTACAAAGAAAAGTTAAAGCATTAAAAGAAGAACAAACTGAAGCAGTATTAGAAGAAACAGTATCTGCAGAAGATGCTGTACAACTAATTAAAGATGAATTTTGGGAGGGCGACCTAAGAGGTTGGAGAGAGTCTGTAACTTATGGTGCTGATGAAGTAGGTAAGTATCAAAAGGTAAGAATGCTTACAGATAGAAAAGCTGCTGATGCATATATTGATAGCGTTGTTTCTAGAATACATTACAAGACTGGTGGACACTTTGATACCTATGAAGTATTTCCTGATGGAACAGAAACATTGTTGCACAAATCTAATGGTGACTTTAAAGCCATATCAAGAAAGTCTCCTACAAGTATTATTGAACACAGAATAACAAAACCTGGTGATGAAGAATTAATTAGACATATTGCATTTGGTAAACAAATACAATCAACTAGAGACTTAATACCTAGAGGTAAGCCAGGTAAATTAAAACTAGGTGTTGATGCTGATGGTAATCCTATTGAAATAACTTGGGGTAGAAACCAAACATTAGATGACCATAGAACTTATAAAGGTTATTTAAGAAAAATAGATGAGCAAAGAAAAATATTTGATGAAGCTCATGTAATGAAGAAGTCTACCTACGATATGAATGCAGAGACAATTAGCAAGTATGACCAAATCATAGAGAATATGTTTACTACTTTTATGGCTGTACCTACTAACAGATTATCTAGGTCATCTGCATTTAGACAGTATTACTGGAGATTCATAGAAGAAAATGGTGCATACTTTAATGATGAACTTAAAGAACAAATAATAGAAATAGCTAAAACTCCTACATCTAGATGGGTAAAGAACTCTGCAGGTACAGCAAAGATACTTAAGGGAACTAAACAAATAGCAGATGCTGATTCTATATTAGGAATAGAAAACCTAAATGAGTTAGATGAAGCAGCTAAAGCTTATGCATTACACGAAACTAAAAGACTTCTATACGATTTAAATAAACGACATGTAGTCTCAGATATGTTAAGACTTGCATTCCCATTCGCAGAAGTTTATCAAGAGATTATAGGTACTTGGTCAAGATTAATTAACCAACAGAAAGCATTGTCTGCTCGAAAGATACAGCGTGTAGTTCAAGGTGCTAGAGGTACAGGTGAAGAAGGAGAAGAAGGTTTCTTTCATACTGATGAGATGTCAGGAGAAGAAATGTTTTTCTTTCCTGGTACTGAGTTACTTACTAGCTGGATGTTTGGAGAAGATGAAGATAGGTTATTAACTAATCCTGTAACAGGAGACCCAATGGAAGCACCTGATGTAAGAGTTAAACTAGAAGGTTACTCATCATCACTTAACATGGTCGCAGGTAATCCTGTTCCTGGTTTAGGTCCTTTGGTTGCTATACCAGCAGGTAAGTTACTTCCTGATACAGAAATTATTGACAAGTTATTCTTTCCATATGGTAGAGAAGAAGGTTCTGCACTAAGTCCATATACATTCTTAGAGCAAACAATACCTTCTTGGTTAAAGAAACTATTAGCTATGGGTAATGTAAGTAGTCCTGAAATGAAGAGAACATACGCTAATACATACAAAGATGTTCTTAGAATGTTAGTTACTACTGGTTTGTTTGATGATTCTACTAAAGCTAAACAACAAGATGCTATGAGAAAAGCTGAAGAGATAGCTACAAAGATGACTTGGATTAGAGCTGCTGTTCAGTTCGCAGCACCTACAGGTGCAGTAGTTAGGTATGAAATAGAAACTACTCCAGGTGGTGCATTGTATTTAGACCCAGCAGAGTTTAGTGAAAGTGACCCCGATGGTTATTACTTTGGTATGTCTGTATTTGCAGATGCATATTATAGAATATTATCTAAATACAAAGGTGACCAGTTAGCTGCAACAACAGAGTTTGTTAATCAGTTTGGTATTGACCCTACAGCATTGCTTACATCTAAATCAAAAGAAGTTCAGAAGCGTTCTTATACAGAAGTTGGTGGTAGGTTTACAAGACAGAACCAAGAAGTATTAGATAGATACCCTAACATTGGATACTATATATTCCCTGACAATCCACTAGATGAGTTTGATTTTAATTCTTGGTCAGATTCTTTTGCAGAGAGAGATAGAATAGAACTATCAGAAGATGAGTATGTATCTGCAATTAGAAATGCACAAGGTAGATTAGCTTATGAATATCAAAGAAGATTATTGTTTGATACACCTGCATATGCAAATGTTCCTAGTCAAAACAAGTTTGAGATGTTAACTGCCATAAGACAAGCATTAATACAAGAGTATCCTGGTTATGGTGTAACCTCTACAGTTCCTACATCAATGGATGTTGCTGCAAAGATTAGAGAGTTTGAAGATATGATTGCACAAGATGGTAATACAAAAGTTAAATTACCTGATGGTAGAACTGTTGAACTAGCTAAACTACCTGCAGTAGAAGGTGCATTAGTTTATATGCAGGAAAGAAACAGGCTTTTGTCAGAAGCTAGACTTGTTCTTGGAAGTAATGTATCATTACAAAGAGAACAACTGAGTGGAGCAAGAGCTAGATTAAGGCAACTATCTCAAGAGTTATTTGCCCAGTATCCTGACTTTTACTATGTGTATCTAGATTTGTTTAAGTATGAAGTTGAAGAAGAGTTTACAGATACGACATTATACGGAGGTAACTCTTAATGGATAGAGAAGATAAGAAATATCAAGAGTATGGTTTTACCATTAAAACTATATTTGATGCGGTAAAAAAAGGTCTAATATCATTTGATAAAAAATTAGTAGAAGGTTTTTTTGAATCACCTCCGCCTGATGAAATCTTAAAATTACTTATAGAGTTTAAAGGTAATTTAGTTGATACAAGATTTATGCAAGCTTTAAAACCATATTTAGCACCTGATGTAGAAGACTATGAAAGAAGAGCTAAAAGAATATCTGCATTTGTAGCAGGATTAACTGGACAAGACCCAAATATAATTAAGGTAGATATAGACCAACAAGATACTCTTAGAGAAGCAGATGCTGCTTATGCTGAAGGATTAGGATTAACAGAAAGACAATACACTCCTTTTCCTGAAAGACCTGTAGTTACAGAAGAAGGATTAGCAGATGCAGCTTGGACTAAATATAAAGAAACAGGAGATACAGAATCATTAATAGATGCATTAGCAAGAGTTGAGTTAAAAGAATTTGAATACGATGGTGTTCCTACTTTTGCTGCAAGATATACATCAGGACAATTACAGTTCTACGGATTACAAGATGATTTACAATTAGCTAACTTTAGAGAAGCTGCAGGTAACAGAAACCTTACACCAGTATTTAACTTTGGTATAGCATCTACATTCTTAGCAGGTATGGACGCAGGTAGAATAGCCAATGTTCAAGACAAACTTATGAGAGCTGGTTTCTTACAGCCAGGTTCATATGTTCCTGGTGTTGTTGGTGCAGTAGGTGTAGGAAATGAAGATAATACTATAGAAGCATTAGAAGCATCTTTTAGTTACTTCAATACAAAGCCTGAGTATGCACTAGATGTAAATGATTTGAGAGAGATAAACGAGTTATCAGGTGGAGAAGAAGGTGTGTTCTTAGGATTTATGAGAAACTACTTTGAAGAAATTATTGAAGAAGTAAGTATTAGAGATATAAATCCTATAATTACAGCACCTACTCTCATAGCACAAGCTAACCCTGAGTTTTTGAAGTTCAATGTAAATCAAACAGTTAGAGATACCATTGGTGCTAATCCAAGCCTTAGAGATTATGAAGTTATATATAACTGGGCATCAGGAGAAATAGAAAGACTTAGTGCTGCATATGCAGAATCACAAAAGGTTTATGAACAAGCTAGAGTTGATGTTGCCGCACAGGCACATCAAGATAGAGTTGCAGGTAAAGAAGAAGAATATTATCTATTACCACCAGCAATGTCTGATGATGATGTATCAGCAGCATTTGCTACAGGTTTAGATGAGTTTGTGTATAATTACTTCAAACCAATGTTAGACCAAGGTAAAGAAGACCAAGCCTATCAACAAGGACTAGGCGTAGCTATAGCGAGTTTAAGTAAGTAATGGATAAACAAGATTTAGAAACTTTAGTAAACAGGCTAAGACAACTACAAGTAGAAGATAAATACATACCTGCTTTAGTTATGACTGCTTACTATGAATCTAATTTAAGTTACGATGCAGTTAATACAAACAAAGATGGAACAAAAGATATTGGTTTTTTTCAGATAAATGCTGCTAGTTTTTATGATAAAAAAGGTAACCCTGACCCAACACTTAAAAGATTCTTTGCAACTATGGGTGACAGAGAAGAACTTACACAAGATGCATTTGAAGATAAGTTGTTAGGTGAGAAGTACAATACAGCATTTGCTGCACACATAATCAAAGACTTTCACGAGCATAGTAGTAAAGACCCATTTGGTAAATGGACTGCATACACACAATATGTTAGACCATTTCTACAGGGAGACCCAATACCTAACAAGTCAATCAGAGAACAAGTTAATGGTATAGGAGCTTATATGGATTCTTATTTATACATACATGGATTACAAGAAAAAGAAAGTCTTAAAAAGGCTTTTAGTAATCCTAAACTAAAAGTATTAGATGGATTTATGGGAAAGATTAAGGCAAATCAATGACAGAAAAATCTTGGAAGTATTCAGATAAACCTACACCTGATTTAATTTATTATGATGTAGATACTGGTAAGTATTACTACTTATACAATGCAGGAGACTTTGTATCAGATGAAGAAGAAGTTTATATTTCCTATGATGTAGGTACACAAAAGCCTAGAGGTTTAACAAATGACAGAGTTATACCTGAGATTGTAACTACAGCACCAGGCATATTGCTAGGTCATACTGCACTTACTGCATCACAGATATCATCACAATACAATGATATGGATGACTTTAACCCTGCAGAAATCTTTGAAGAAACAATAGAACTATATGCAGACTATGCACCTTGGTTTTATGAAGTAGTAAAAGATGAGGAAGGTAATGTAACTGCTGCTCCTGGTATGTCATTGTTACTAGAACACCTATGGTTAAACAGACCAATAGATGAGAATGACCCAAGACTAAAAGATTTAAAGATGCCTTACACAGTAGGACAGATACAGTTTATAAATGCTGGTGGGTTAAAGAATAATGATTACGATACTAATGCTAGGTTAAGAGAACTTAGAGATGGTAAGACAGAAGAAATAAACTCTATACTTACAAAGATTGGTATTGATGTAGATGACTTTGTTAATATTAACTTTGATGGATACCAAAACTTAATAGAGGTTTATACAAAAGGATATCTTAACTCTGCTAACTTAGATGACTTCTTAAAACATTACACAGGTATAGAAACACTAGCATCATCAGACTCAAGGTATTTATCATTTAAAAATATTATAGAAGAACAAGTAGATGGTGAGATAAAACTAGAGCTAGGCTCATTAGATTTTAGAAAATCAAAAGCTGCAGAGAGATTAGGTATTAGATATTTAGGACAACTTAAATACAATACATTAGATGAAGATACTAAAAAAGAAATATCATACTTAGTATCTACAGACCAACAAGATTCAGCAGAACAAAAACTACAAAGTATATTTGATAGTGACCCATACTTTGAAAGATTTGCTGGCAAAGGTCTTAACTATGGACAAGTAGTAGGACCATACAAACAGTTATACACTTCTATCTTTGGAGATGCACCTGATGAAACAGATACATTCCTATATGAGATGGTAGGTCTAGGTTTTCAAGATGCTGGTAAAGCTATGAGAAAGAAAGCATTTGATACAGGTAATCAATACTTTGGAAGAACAGTTGCTACAGCCATGAACCAAGGCTTAGGTGGTAATGTGATAAGGGGAATATAATGGCAATATTAAAATTTTATAGAAAAGACCAGTTAACACCTATTGAAGTAGATGATACTAATACAAGTTTTATAACAGATTTAGAAGATGCAGGATATACTCAGAATGAACAAGAAGCTATCGATGCATCTACAGAGCCTGGTGGAACTAATTACACAGGAACTGCAGCAGATACCACTACATCTAGTACCACTACATCTAGTGGGTATACAGCAGAACAAGCACAAGTGCTTATGCCTTGGCTTACAAAACTTGCACCAGTGGAAGGAAGAAAACTTATTGATGAGTATGTGCAAGGTTACATCGAAACAGGGGAAGCTACATTTGCATTAGCAAAGATGAGAGCTAGTGATAGTTATGAGAAGGTATTTACAGGTATAACTAGAGATGATGGTTCTTTAAGAATGACAGAAGCACAGTATCTACAAAGCAAAGAAGCTGTGCTTATACACTTCAATGAGTTTGGTGTAGGTGGATATGGTAGCCAAGTTATTGATGGATTGTTTCCTGAGCTAGTAGCCAACAATGTATCTCCTGATGAGATAGCATCAAGGTTATCAGTTGCAGATAGACAACTTAGTAATTTATCAGCAGAACAAAAAAGAAATGTATTGTCTGCCTATGAACAATACTATTCTACAGAACTAGGTGAAGCTATACAGTTAGATGATGCTGCACTTATACCTCTAGTTATAGACCCTGAAATAAACTCACAGATATTAAATAGACAACTTAATGTTGCAAGAATAGGTAATCAGTATCAGCAAGTTGCTGGTGTTGAAGCTAGCAGAACTGCTATTGAAAGTTTAGTAGGTGCAGGGTTACAGGCATCTGAAGCACAAAGAACATTTCAAGCTGCTGTAGATAGAGCCTTGATTAGTTCTAGGATTGCTAGAGGACAAGGTAGGACAGATACTCCTACATCATTAGAGATATTACAAGCTCAGTATTTAGGAGACTTGGAAACACAACAACAACTCCAAGCTATTGAAGCTCAGAACATATCAGAATCTACTGCACAATTAGGTGCAAGAAGAACTGGAGAAGGTCAAGTTATTGGCTTGACAGAACAATAATTGTGGTATACTACATATAGTGCCTGGCAGGATACGGCACACTAAATATAGGGCTGCACTGCGATAACATCGCCAAGGTATGTTATCTGTCATTCATAAACCCTTGTGTAAAATCCTTTTAATTACCTAGCGATTAATGTTATAGGATTATTTATATGCTAGAGAAGATGGAGAAAATAATGGAAGAAAACACAGAACAAATAGAAAATACTACAGTTGAAGAAGATTCATCTGATGGTATTAAACAACTTAGAGAAGAGTATAAAAAGCTTAAGGCTGAGAATAAAGAGTTCAAAGCCAATGCCATGAATAACGCATTAAGTTCTTTAGGACTAACTGCTGATAAGGGATTAGGAAAAGCTGTTACAAAACTCTATGATGGTGAAGTTACTGTAGATGCAATTAAAGACTTTGTAGCTCAAGAGTTTGGAGAAGTTAGTAGTTCTGAACAACCTAGCGAAGATGTTGTATCAAATGTAGTAGAAGCTCAATCAAGAGTTGAACAACTCAATAAGATTGGTGTAAATGCAGAACCACAAGATGTTTCTGCAGAATTTCTAAAGTTTGTGAGAAGTTCCGATACAAACCCAAGAGATTCTATTAATGCAAAATTGCGTATGATGGAAACTCTTAAAGAACAAGACAAGTAATAATTTATAGGAGAAGTATAAAATGGCAAGTATTTCGTTAACAAACAGTACGATTTATGCACAAAACATTAATAACTTCACTGGTGAATTGTTCAAAGTTGGTGGTCAAAGAACACCTTTACTTTCTGCAGTTGGTGGTTTGAATGGTGGTAAAGTATTAAACTCTACATTTTGGCAAGTCCAAGTAGAAGATAATGCAACCATTTCTTCAGAACCAACTAAAGGA